ATTTAGAATATGCGCAATAAGGGAGGTAATCCAGCTGAATGTAATTTGCTAATGTAAGTAGTTTCTTTCATAGCGCCAATTAACTCAGCTTGGCTGCGTCCGCTTAAGGCTGATAGAGCTTTAGGAAACTCATCTGTCACCATTAATTCAGGTGGCATGCCAACGCGCACCGCTACAGCACGTGCCGATCTATTCCATCGGTCGCCGCGCATAGCTCTCCATCGCATTAAGGGTGGAGTTGTGTTGGAATCAGATGTAGGTGGTACTACTAACGTCTTCCTTACAGGCCATTTCTTCCTGTACTTGGTGTCAATCTGTCGCTGACCCCAATTCTTTGCTACTTGCCTGTACGATTCAGCAGCTCTTGCCTGGATCACACGTTTACGCCATTGATGGCCTATTGTGTCCCAGACAGTTTCTTCTCGCTCACCAGATGCTTCTGCAGCCGCTTGGGGCAATTTGCCGTAAATAGCATCAAGTGTTACTCGTGGCGGGGCTGGTGTAATCACATCACCCCATAGAGGATGGCCATTGGGTAATCCAAGCCCTCTGAACTCAATCCATTCCAGCGGGATTAATTTATTGTCAGGGGACTTAATTTGTATCAAGTAATTAAGCATTTCAGTGGCAAGATCCATTCCATCCTGTCGACTCAATCCACCAATAACAATATCCCACACATGATCTGACACGTCTTTAATTGCTGAACCGAGATCACGAATTGGATCCTTATACCAGTTACCGGAGCATAGGGTAAGAATTGTAGCATTTACTGGATATACTGGATAACTTCCTGGCATGCGCATCAGCTGTAGAAACTCATCGTACTTTTGACTAAGCAGTCCTTTTGATACCTGCGAAGTGAATCCCAAACAGTCAGCAATATGTGTATGCAGTACAGCATAACTCCATTTCTTGTAACCGCCAACCTCGTCATCACCGCATAACCGAACTTGTTGCATGCGTGCAGCTGGTCCAAACCACTCATTATACAAACTCTGCTCACACTCTAAGTACACCTTATGCAATATTGTGTTGTCTCGAGCAGTATTACGATGTCCTGAACTAAGTGTGCTCACCATTCGATGTACACCTAATGGGGTGGACATGAACATGCGGTTGTAGCTTTCGACCACCCACTCCTCTGCCAACGCTTTTTCTTCAGCCCATGGTTCATTGATGCGACGCCATGCGGCTGCTAAGTGCCTACTGACCTCCTGTAGAGATCTGAGAGAGTGTAGGGAGTTGAAATTAGAGTAATCGTTAGACACATGCCACATACGAGCGCCTGCGTCAAAATTGACCCATTCCTTAACATCAGCAGGATCTTGTTTAAGTACCATACCATCAAATGTCAGTGCTTGCTCAATACCTTCAGATGCATATCCAGCAATGAATGCTGTTCTGTCGTCCACGGCAAGTAATGCTCTTCTCTTTTGTCCGGGCTCAGGTTTAGTAGAGCCACGCACTAAAACTGCGGGAGTAGCTGACATCCAATTGATCATACCCTGCTCACTCATGCTTTCCATTACTGTTTTCTTGTTGGGCCTCAGCTGAAGATCAAGAGCTTTGTTGTGCAGGCCCTTGAGTTTTTGCTTGGTCATTGCACCCAGCGAAGTCGTTCCTTTAGGGGTATTCCACCAACGACGGTCCCAGAATTCTTTCATTGAACCACCTCGTTTAGAAACCATGTTGACAGCTTTCTGCGCAATCATGTCCAGTACAGAGTCACGTATGTCCTCGTAGGCTTTAGTTGAGATAATCCCACCACAACATGCCATCTTAGGAGTAGTAAGCCCAGTTCTTTCATGCACTTCCTGTTCCCAGTCAGCCTCTTCTGTGGTACGTCCACTCAATGCTATTAACTTCCGCATGCCAAAAGCATACTTGACCTCACATTCACCTGCGCCAAATATTTGACCTAGTCTTCGACAATCATCGGCAAATGGCTTGACAATGTCAACCCATTGATCAAGTGGTACGCGATGAATGGCCAACCGCGATGTAACATAACGTCCTGTTGTAGTTCGCAACCAAATGCACAACGCTGCTACAGCATAGTTCACTTGGTGTTCTTGAGCGCAAAGTGCTTCATGGACTAGAGGATCATTTGCCCACCCCAACCTTATTATAGTAATAGGTGTCACTTTAATGATCTCCGTATATTTGCGAGGCGGATCGGTGTAAGCTGTACGTGCCCAATGCTCCAAACGATCCAATGCTATGAGCTTGACTGGCACAGCATGCTCAATCACTGGAGTTGGATCAGGATGCATGCCCAGCGTAATAGCATCTTCTATGCTTACGACTCCTCCGCCGGCGTTGACCCTGACGTGGGCTGCGCAGCAGGCGGGGAGTGTGCTGGCAATGTCTCCAAGCCTACAGAAGGTGCTGGGGGTGCGAAACCAATCGATTGTATCGTCGACTGTTCTACTACCGCAGACGGAACAGTTCCAGCTGGGGAAGGCCCTTCTATCCTTAAGCCTGCTTCCCCCGAGCCTTCGCCAAAATCCGAACTGGACTGACTGTTGCCCTCAGGGTCTGAAGGCATCGCCTGGACAGTGTGTTCTTCAGCCAGTCGAATGGCTTCAAGAGCAGCACTCACTCCTTCCTTAAAACTATGTCCTTCAAGTACTGCGCGTTTCCCAGCGTCGTTTAGGAGTGCGGCAGCCTCCTCATCTCCCTTGACGCTAAGGCTGGGTACTTCATCGGCATCCAATTCAGGTGACACTCGTAATGCTTCAGCTAATGCTTTGAACTCCAGTATCCGGTTCTCAGACACCATCTGTAAGTCACCAGGCAGTAGTTGACCTGCGCGATTGAGTACAGTTAGCCAGTCGTTAGCTGCGTTCAACCGCTCTTCTTTTGGAAGATTACGCAGCTCATCGTATGGTTTAGCATACCTGACCAGAACGCCTAGCTCAGTTGCACCACGAGACACACCACCCATTATTCCACGACTAGTATAGTCATGGAAATTAGTTGCCCAGTCAGCTTCACGCTTGATAGCCCCAGCAACAGTAAGGCGTTCTAGAGCCCTCACAACCAATGGGTCAACATCTCCTGGTGGTGGTTGCACTCCCTTGAGAGTTACCTTGGTTGGGTGCTCATGCATATCATCCTGCTCCTCCTCTTCATCGTCTGAAGCCTGATCATTTAACATTCTGAGCAATTCATCCATCTCACTGTGCTCATACTCTGTCTTCCGGAATATATCACGTGTGGTACGGTCATAGGAAGGCACCAGATGTGCTTTACACTTGGACAGCTGCTCGATGAACTTGTATTGAGTGACTGCATCGCGTCCCAGCCTGAACCGTGCATATGCATGGAACTCATCACATCCTACCTCTGGTTCAATTGGTGAGCAGAACCTAGTAATGGATGGAATCCGAACACTAACATGACGGCTAATGGCGCCACCAGTATCAAGAACATACTTGACTTCTGCCTTTGTATGTCTCAAACATGAGCAGATAGCTGCACTTGTAGTGGCACCCACACGATGGAAACTATACCATCGGTTGGCCATAGGCATCTCAGTCATACGTGCTGGGATTAGCCACTGAGCAAGACCATCAATCTTATCTACATGGATATGACGGACGACCTGTGTCCACCAAGGCACTTTACTCGGATCCATGATTTTTTTGATGCCTGCATCAGTCAACCGTGGCGCTAAGCCAGCAATGAGACGATTGACACATCCCCAGCCGAATTCTTGCAGCCTCTGCCCTATGCCGAACCATAAGTTGTATGCGCCCTCAGCTGATGCTACGGCCATGAGGGAGGTCCTCTTGACTGTTTTCATGTACAAGTGCACTGGACTAGCTGCGTGCAGCTTGGCCAGTCGCTCGTACAACCCGGCTGCAATGAAGCAACCCCTGACAGCACCCCAATACGCAAAGCGCGACCATGATGGCAGTCCAAAAGGTACACTCGCCATACCTTGTGGTGAGATACCAGCGTACAAAGGTCCCATGGCTCCAGCTGTTAAATCTGACCGTGGGTAATACATGACAGCCGTATTATGGCCGCCAAACATGCCGGATCTGTCTGGTCGACAGAGGAAGGCCTGCACACCAGCTAAGCATTCCTGCCACACATGGAAGCAGTCCACGATGCTGCAATATCTAGCAATAGCCTCTTCAACAAGATTTGAAGTCAGGCGCGCTGGCAATCGCTCATAACGACGAACACTACTGAAAACCACTCTTGGGCAATTCATAGGAGGCCAAAATTCCCTGACACCCCAATTACTGCCTTCAAGCGGACATTCATCACTACACAGCATATACATCACGTCAATCATCCCCAATTCACTTGGGTGCTCAATCTTTGTATAAACGTAGTCGCTCTGTTCAAGAGCGGCATGTGACACGATTGAATTGAGGTCAGTCAGATTGAGTATGGCGCGCGGTGGAGGCAAATCTCCGACTGGTTGCCAACGTGTATTATGCATACCATTCTTCTCGTTGAGCTTGAGCACACACCAAGCTACAGCGGCTCGCATGAGGAGTGCTCCTGGATGCAGTCCCTTAGTGACAAAGGAAGCCAAAGCTGAACGCGCTGGTGTGCTCAGTTCCTGCCGGCGTCCTTCAACTATACTTTCAAGAGCACTAAGACTCTTGATGAATGCCTCATCCATACCACCTCGCTGTACCTCCAATCCGGCAAGGGCAGGATGCAGTATCGGCATAACCCCATCCCATTGAACTCCTTCGCGCCACACAATGTCTGTGGAATACATGAACTTCCAGTCCTCCTGGTATTCCTGAGTGTGTGAGAAGATGGAGGTCTTCTCGCCTTCTTCATACCAAATGATAGACCCATCCAGAGTCACATGGTCTGGCTTGACTTTTTGATGGAGTAATCCATCATCGACTTGACCGATGCTGCCAGAGAATGCACCTGTCACAGTCTTCGATACTTCGGAAAATCCTTCCGACAGCTCAGCTACTGTAATTGTTGAACTCATGTTGTAATGAGTCTCTTGATATGGTTCAATAATAAACCGGTTGTTGTTTGATGGGACCTTCTAGGAGATCCTTGGGGGTTATTACACAGCTGTATATACAACTGTATTGTTTTGTGTGAAATGTTCTAAACTGTTTTATCAATTTAGAAGTGTGCTTGTAATGTGCTTGAGAAGGTTCACGGGACGGTTACCGTGAAGAAAACTTAAAACTTGCTTGACCACAAAAATCTCAATATCTCACCGCTACAAAGAGTGAAAATT